ACTACAGTCCATTGCTCTACCAACTGAGCTAAGAGAGGTGGGATGAGCTCCCACCAAGAATCGAACTTGGACTTAAGGTATCAGAAACCTGCGTCATAACCACTAGACCATGAGAGCCGGAGTGGCTCCTTCGTCCCCCACTATATATGTATTATGAGTCTTTTCTTTAACCCCGTTTATGAGCTTCATACTCACGAGAGAAACAGAGAACAAACCAGCGGAGGTATTAGCAACAATCATAGGCACTACATTGAAATAAATTGAGTACACGAGACCCAATGAACTTGCCAAAACGTTGAGACCTAGGAATGTATAGTTGATCGCATCAGTATCTTTGGTTCTATACACGTGAACAATTTGGGGGACAAACATGACCGCGATGAGTATAGAACTTACCAGTCCAATTGAATCGATGATGCGATCCATTATTCATTACTAATTTATAAAGTTTCGATAGACTTAAGTCTCCAAATAACATCTTTTACAATGAGGAAAATACATTCTAAAAGATGTTCCAAACGGGGCTCGAACCCGTGACTTTGGCGTTATAAGCACCACACTCTAACCAACTGAGTTACTGGAACAGTGTGCAATCTGATTATATTACTAACCAACTTGTATAACGGTGGGATCCTTTCCCACATCTTAATAAGTCGTAAAATCTTTAACTGGATTTACGAATGTTCATTTTAATTAAATAAACCGTGAGAAGTGTAGATAATACAAAACAAATAACGCTAATGTAATCATAGGCCTTCTTTATGTTATCATATCCTGGTTGAACAATTTTATCAATACCAGATGGTTTGACTATGAGATTATCCAATAAAAAATAAGCACTACCCCAACCTTCTTTTGCATTTTCAGTTTCTACAACTTTTTGGTATGCTAATGGAAACTTATAGGTATACTTGGAAAGATGTCTATTTGTCTCAAAATCGGAATGTCCCCCCAGGAAATTATTTTCTATAGCAAAATTCATATATTTATCATTGTATATAACTGCATGTGAAGCACTATTGTACATTAAGAGTTGATGTGTTTTACCTACAATCACATCTGTTGGAAGTGGAAACCCGAATGTAGTTCCCAAGTTATAAATGTCGGGATTTTTCTCTGTGAAAAATGTGTTTAAATCTTCAACAATTTCCGGATCCCTAATACGTTCATCAAACTCACAATCATCTTCTAAAACAAGGATTCTTTTACAACCCCTTTCAAGTGCATGTTTGAACGCAGTTTTATAGGCATCCTCTAAATCAATATTTGGTTTATTCTCGCGCAGTGACTTATTACACTTTTTGTAACCAAAATTGTATTGAAAAAATACTCTAGAAGTTGGTTCGGCTTTCATGATATGCTGATAGATCTGATCCTCCCTTGGAGAGTCGTGCATGATGAGTACGTATGTACAATCCACAGTAGAATCCAGGTTACCTTTTGGGAGTTTATATTCCCTATAATAATAACAACTATCCATTACAATACCTTAGAAAATTTACTCCACTGGTTCTATAACTTTGAGTTTGTAATTATCTTTATCGCCATAAACAAACTTTTTGTAGGCATGCTCCATAAATTCGGGCATACCGTTCCCATTTTTTGTGAGATCTGCGAGACCCGGTATCCCACAAGAGAGACGTCGAAAGAAGAGTGTACTTTGCTTCGATGTATCCTTGGAGACATCACCAACCCTATAGTACTTGTCGAACTGTTCGACATTTTCAATATCATCTTTGTGTGTGATTTTCATTTGTATCCGTTTGTTATCATCTTTCTCATTTATAGAACCCGAGTGGATGAGATCAGCGTTAAATAAGATAGCTTGTCCAGGTTTGCATGGAACACTCTCCAAGGATTTACTGAGGTATATTTTATTCTTATCTTCATGTGAATTGGGTATGACATCTAGACATGCTTTCATATCTTCTAGGTAGAAGATGATCGTATATGAGGGATATTTTAACTTGGAATTGAATACGAAACCATTCTCATCGCGGTGGCATGTGGATACACTAGATTTCTCGATGGAAAATATATAATCCACGAATGTATACTCTTCACCACATATCGAATAGATTTCTTTCAATATACCTGGGTGATTGTTTATAAACTTCTTGATAGCCAAGTATTGTTTCGACTTTACGAGACCGAGAATATAATTGACTTCACTCTCATTGAACACATCAAGTACTTTAAACCCCGGAGTATCATCTCGGGATTTTACGAATTTCAGGTTGTTATTTGCAGTTATATATAAATATGCAAATAACAATATGAGGATAAATAGAATCCACATCTTATACTAATGGGATATTTTTATTATTGTTTAGCTCAAAATCTCCGATAAAAGGATAAATTGCTGAGATATGACCATCATCTTAGCCATGTTCGTCTTGGGGCCGTAGTCACCATAGCCCACAGTGCTCATGGTGGTGAATGAAAAATAGAAAGGATCTATAGTATTCTTGAAACCGAAAGCTTTGGGATCGACTTCGTTAAGTATAGAATATAGGATACCATAGAAGAGAGTCGTCGCGAGGATAATAGAGAGTTTCTGCATTATATACTATACCTCAACAGAATTATCAAGACTCTTTCTCGATATTCTCATATTCTTAACACTTGATAACCACCTGGAGATGGGGTTAGAAATCTCCGAACCCATGTCACAATTAATTATGCTGAGACCGTTACATACATCTGGTTTATTCTCTTTATTAGGAAATGCTTCATTGAAGGCCCTAATAGAAATTGAAGGTATATCAGGAGCCTCATCTAAAAATCTATCATACTCTGTACGACACTTCTTTAACAACCCTGTAATATCTGCACGATGTGTAACATCTAGGGATAATTCCATATCTATATTTCGGTAGTACTTTGAATATTGTTTACACATCGCAGAATGCGCCAGTTCTAAGTTTGCACTTTGACCAAACTTACTGATGGATGTGAGAATACCACCGAACACATTTAGGAATGCGAAAAAATACATTACAATCATGATCCTTATCTTCGTGTCTGAGTCTACATCGTCATTATTACTTGGATTAAGAACTGCGAAACCACCTACACCTGTGATACTCGCAATGATTATACTTGGGTAGGACAAGCAGTCATGTTGTTGTTTATAATAGAGTCGAGCGTGATTATGGAGCCATCGATAGCCAGCGGCTTTTTCAGCCCACTTGATGAGTAACTTCTCCTGTTTCTCACACCAAAAATGCTCATGGGGCACATCCACTTCACCCATTGCACTTACTATTAACATATATAATTTTCAAGTTCTGGTTTCATTTCTTGTACCCACCATTTTTTTTTCACGGGGTCCCATTTTGCACCAAATGATTTAACGTGATCTTTATCACTAAAAGGAACATTCAAATAAATACACTCTTTCACGGGTGTATTCATATATTTCTCAGCTTCTGGGCGAGTTTTGAAAGATTTGTATACCGCACCTGGATACTCGTCAATTTGTGTTTTAGCCTCACCCCACGTGGTGTAAATACCTGGGATATGTCCTCGAATGATACCGTAAAACTTTGCAGCAGTTCCACCTGCAGCTTCATAGGCTAATTTATCAACTTCTTCATTTTTTAGATCTCCGTTATGTGCTTTTACCCATTTCCAATTAACAAGTTTCAGTTTATTACGTACTTCATCAATAGCAATCCATAACTCTTTATTTTTCACCGGTGTACCCGTGGAAGTCACCCAGTTATTCTTTTTCCAATTTATAATCCATGCGCTAATACCATTCTTCACGTATTGACTATCCGTGAATATACACACTTCTTGGATGTCCCTATTCAAACATTCTTCGAGGGCTTTGAGAACTGCGGTCATCTCCATTGCATTATTGGTGGTATCAGACTGTTTACCACTGAGTTTAAAATCATCACCCACCACACCCCAACCACCACGTCCAGGATTCCCCAAACAACTCCCATCAGTGTAAACCTCATACATGATTACTCATCACACTTATCTTTTATATCCCATTTAATTGAATTTATTATGTATATATATTATAATGAACGATAGGATAATTATCACATCTGCATTCGTAATAATTACATTAATATTGATATTGATATTGATAATCAATACACAAAATACGAAACCTATGAAATCTCAGGAACAACCTAAATTCAATATACTTGGTGTGTCCATGTCTAAAAAGCCCGGTAATTCTGGAAAAACTGAGAATTATACATCAGGTGAACTGGCTGAAATATCCAAACAAGTTGAATTTACTTATAAATTTTCCATTGAATCGGGTGTAGATTTAATAAAGTCGATTAAGTGTTCTCGTACACATGGTACTTACAGTGACATCCGGAATATAGATGCACCCGTTTCGAAGAATACTATTTATGAATTTAAATTCACACCAAAAGAAGGTGAAAATGTAGTAGGTACACACACATTTACGTTGTCTTTCGATTCGAATACACTTGGAGATGGTAACATAGTGGCTACAGGAGAAAGTATAATAAACGCCAACCAACTTTCAAGGGTGATAGATGCAAATGAAATTCAAGAACTTACATTAGTTGACGTTGGTGGTGACAATGAACTCATAACTTCTATTACTAAAAGGCGGGTTATAATAAAATATGATGATATCAATATATTTGGTGAAGAAGATGTATACTTATCACCATTAGTGAATGATACTGATAACGGTGTTTGTATAAAAAAATTTAATAATGAAACAAATATCACAAATACGCAATTCCCCACCGAAATAAGAAATTGTACTCCACTTTACGTATCAAAATATCAAGGTAAAACATTGATATCGACATCTAGTACTCCATCAGATCCCGATGCCAAATTTCTCACGAGGTATAATTTTACACGGGGACCCCTGGAAAACTATAACTATAAAGGGTTAATTAGTGGTACACCGTATTGGTACAATAAATACCAAACCGAGGTTTATTATGGTGATGATAGAGAATATGCATTGAAGAACTGTTCTGAGGCGTGTGACGCCTACATATATCAGGGAGAGTGTAAAGGATTTGTCATAGAAAATGGGTTCAAACACAATGGCGGTAATAACGATAACGCTTTAACATGTAAAATCATTGATTCTCCCACAAACAATGCGAATTCTAAAACTTCGAATGCTAAGTGTGGTAGTAATAATGTAGAAAATCTATGGAATGATAGTGGTAATTGTACCAAGACGGAACCAAGAGGTACACCTAATGTATTATACAATGATATAAAGAATGGATTATATTGGAATGAAAAAAAACGTACTAATCAAACACCAGAAGTAGATACTTATATGTCTATATCAGCTGAGGTATCATATAAATTTGAAACTTTAGAGAGTGGGTCAATGTCTAAAAAACTTTTCACATTGGAATTCCCAGATGACGAGATCATAGATATTGGTTTTGGTCTTGAGGGTTGTCCTGACCCTACTTCCCCTATTATCACTAATCCTGGTACTGGATTTTACGTTGTTGCAACGTCTACTACTAGATGGGACCAGTATTTTGCTTCCAATAATGGTGTAGTCACTACTATGTCAGTACTAGGATTCAACGGAATTAGTTGTCAACCCAAACCCGCCGATGTTGGACATTCATGGTTCATCAAGAATAGGGTAGGTGGTGGCGCTACTATAGTAGGACGAAGGAATTAATACTTTCTTAAACATTATCTATATCGGGAGGGGTATATTTAAGTGGGTTATCAGGTTTGAAGAAGTCCTTAAATGGACACCCTTCACAACGTCTGTGACGTACCGCACATGTGAGTGCATCGGCGTTCTTGATACAAGGTTTTTTCCGTTGTCGATAGGTTCGTCGTCGTCGAATGGCGTAAATAACGATTGGGGTAGCTAACATATACAATACTAAGTGTTGTCGTTTTTAAATAGCATTAACAGTGCATTTTAAAAATGATTTTTTATTTTTTATTTTTTATTTAATGTACCGAAACCAACAAATTAGTTGGAGAAGGCCAAACCGCCCATGCCACTTTGTATGCGGAGAACGTTGTAGTTGGTCGCGAACATGTGCATGGTCTCAGCATCAGTCGCCTTCATCGTGACCGCAACCTGCGCGTTATCGATGCGCGAGAAGTTGCAGGTACCGGTGGGCTGATGTTCTTCGGGCTTCAGCGCGAAAGAATACGAGTACACACCGGGGCA